CATTTTACGTATTGGGGGACTCCTCGTTGTCAAGGCAGAAATCCTCGTACGGGAAAGCAGTGCACGAAGGGTGCAACGGTGGACGGGAAGTTCTGCGCTGTACACACTGACATAGAAGAAGCAGCAGCTAAGGGCGGTTATCACATGTTCGACGAAGTGTCGGACAAGATAATCGCCTTCGTACGTCAAGGGTACACGTTCACAACAGCATCAGCAAGAGTGGGACTCAATCCTCGTACCATCACGGAGTGGCGTCGTCGTGGCAAGGAAGAGATGGCTCGCGGACAAGAAGGCAAGTACGCTAAGTTCTGGTGTGAACTGGAGGAAGCACGTATCTTCGCCTGCTCACTTGTTGAGAATGCCTTGTTCTCAGCTGCCATCAACGGCAACGTCTCTGCGATGATCCGTTACCTGGAATGTCGTATGCCTGATGTGTGGAATGCCAAGCGTGTTATGGAGATCTCCGTCGAGACTAAACACAAGCTCGATGTGAATTACCAGATAGACGTGAAATCCCTAACAGATGAACAACTCCGCGCTAAAGTAAAAGAAATTGCAGAAGCTGTCGACATCACAGTGGGGAAGAATGTAGACCAAGCTGCGCTACCTCCAATTCCCGTACAAGACGTGGAGGTGACAGATGCCTAAAAAGAACGACATCGTCAAAAGACTTGGTACTCCAGCGAAGGATACCTTTACCGTCCAGGAGAGTGCTGAGGACAAGCAGAATCCCCTCGACATCAAGAATGTGCCTGACATGGTCAGACAGCTCGAAACAATCAGACGTGAGCTCGCTCTAAGACATCTCCTAGACTACACATTGTACATGGACGACAACTACAAGATAGGTCGTCACCACAGGTTAATCGCAGCTCAGCTAGAAGCTACCATCAATGACGTAGTGGCCATCCACGAAGGTCGCATGAAAGAGTCCGAGAGCGACAACCTGCGCGTCATGATCTTCATGCCACCGCGCCACGGCAAGTCCCGTCTTGTCTCCCAGGAGTTCCCTGTGTGGGGTATGGGCAACAACCCATGGATGACGTGGATGCTCACGTCTTACTCAGCAGACCTAGCTCAGGAATTCGGTCGCATGACGCGTAACAAGATGCGAGACAGCGAAGACATGTTCGGCGTCAAGCTCGCAGAGGATGCAGCTCGTGCTGACAGATGGGGACTTGAAGGAAGTCACGACAATGGTATTGTCGCTGCAGGTGTTGGTGGTGCTATCACGGGTAAGGGTGCCCACATCGCTATCATCGACGACCCTATTAAGAACTACGAAGAAGCTTCCTCAGAGACGGTAAGACGCTCAGCCTATAATTGGTACCAGACTACGCTGCGTACTCGCTTGGCTCCAGGAGGAGCAGTCATCGTCGTCATGACCCGTTGGCACCAGGACGACCTTGCAGGACGTCTTCTTGCAGACGCTGAGAAGGGTGCTGACAAGTGGAAGGTGCTGTCCTTGCCAGCTCTCGCTGAGGGCAACGACCCACTCGGTCGTGAGGATGGTGAAGCACTGTGGCCAGAGATGTACGATGAGACATCATTGGAGCGTACGCGCATCGCCATGGGTAGCTACATGTTCAATGCTATGTACCAGCAGCACCCTAGTCCTCCAGATGGTACAATGTTCCGCAGGAAAGACTTCCGCTACTGGGAACTCGTCGACCATACGTACGTCCTACACAGAGACACAGGAGATGAGCGATTTGTACCTGAGCAATGCTGGCACTTCCAAACGGTCGATCCAACTGCCTCAGCCAAGACTACAGCAGACTGGTTCGTGTGTTCTACGTGGATTGTCACTCCGAAGAACGACCTGCTCCTGTGGGACGTGTTCAGGGCACAGATGGAAGGAGCCGAGCAACCAAGGCTTCTGCTCGATCAGTACAGACGGTACATGCCGACCTGCATGGGTATCGAGGTCAATGGCGTCGGTCGTCCTGTCTTCCAGATGCTCCGCAACTCTGGCGTACCTGTGATGGAGCTCAATGCCACCAAGGACAAAGTCACCAAGGCAATCCCCATGGGAGCTCGATACGAGAGCCACAAAGTATTCCACCGCATGGGTGCCGCATGGCTTGGAGATTATGAGGACGAGTTGGTCGGCTTCCCCATGGGTGCTCACGATGACCAGGTAGACACGGCATCGTACGCTGCAATACTAACCCAAGAGCTCGCTAGTCGTAGGACTGGCGCTTCACTGGTCGAGCTCGACGTACCTAATATCATCTCGCCAGTGTAGGAGGTTAACATGGTAATGGACAAGAATCACCCACTGCTGAGGATAGCTAATGGTCTGAGTGGAGGTCAACTCAACAGTCTGAGTGAAGCTGTCGAGCTGTATGGTCAGATGGCGTTCACTGAGCACAGCAACAATGAGCTGCTGCAGGAACGCATCGCTGAGCTTGAGCTTGCTCTTGATGACGTAGGCTACGAGCGAATCGGTGATTCGAACTTTGATAAACAATTCACCAAGGCATCCATCGACAAGATTGCTGCTATGGCTAGAGTATACTGGTTGAAGAATCCTCTGATCAAGCGAGCCGTGGCTACCCAGGCGAACTACGTGTTCGGTCAGGGTGTGGATGTGGTAGCTGCTGATGAGGACGTACAGACAGTTGTCGACGCTTTCATGGAGGACTCGAAGAACCGCGCTGAGCTCACAGGTGAGCAAGCTATGCTGACCAAGGAGACTGAGCTCCAGGTTACGTCAAACCTGTTCTTCACGTTCTTCACAGATCCCCTCAACGGTGCCACTCGCGTACGCACTATCCCACTGAGCGAGATTACGCGTATCATCTACAACCCAGACGACAGCAAGGAACCCTGGTATTACTACCGCCAGTGGCAGCAACCGAAGGAACCTGGATCTCAGAAGTACGAGATGCATCAGGCAATGTACCCTGACATCAACTACATGCCCAAGGGAGGTCTTCCTAAGCACTTCAACGGCATCGAGGTAATGGCACTCAACCCTGTTTACCACGTGAAGACCAACTGCCTGTCCGACATGGAATATGGAGTAAGCGAGATCTACGCAGCCATCGACTGGGCTAAGGCTTACAAGGACTTCCTCGAGGACTGGTACACCATTGTCAAGAGCCTATCTAAGTTCGCTTGGAAGGCTACAAGCAAGTCGGGTGCCACGGGTATGGCGCAAGCTAAGCAAGTCCTCGAAGGTGCCATTAACGGTGGTTCTAACCCCATGAACAGTGATCTCCCTGGACAGGCAGCCCAGGTCTGGATGTCCTCAGATAACTTCGACCTCGCTCCTATGCCTAAGAGCGGTGCTACCGTAGCAGTAGACGACGGTCGTCGTGCTCTGCTTATGGTGTGCGCTGCTACGGGTATTTACGAGCACTACTTCGGAGATCCAAGTACAGGTAACCTTGCCACAGCTAAGGCTATGGAACAGCCAATGCTCCTCATGTTCCAGGAGCGTCAGGAGCTCTGGACTGACGTATTCAACACCATCCTTGGCTATGTCATCAATCAGTCTGCGCTGAAGCCTGGTGGCAAGCTGAGGGGAGTTATGTCGTTCAACGACTATGGTGAGTCCTATGTCGACATGGGTGACACTGACCGTTCGGTCGATGTGAAGTTCCCACCTATCCTCCAGGAGGACGTCAACGAACGTATTGACGCTATCGTGAAGAGCGTGACGCTGTCTGGTCAGACTCCAGCCAACACTATCGACCTCAAGACTGCTACTACCCAGATGCTCACTGCGCTTGGTGAGGATACGGATATCGTAGATAAGCTATTCCCTGATGATCCTAAGAGCTGGGATGAAGTCGAAGACGAGAAGCAACAGAAGGCTCTGGAGATTGCTATGGGACAGCAGTCAGCTGCAGACCAGCAAGCATCTCAGGCAGCTAAGGCAGCCAATGCTATCGACGATGCAGAGGACGATGCCAAGGCTAAGAAGGACGGCAAGACTCCTGAGGAAAGAGCTGCAGGTGAAACGGAGGAGTCCTACATCGACATGCTCGATAAGATGGTCTCTGAGCTTAGGGAACGGGGAATCTAATGGCTGAGCCATATGGAACAATAGCGAAATATCGCAACGCCCTAGCCATCAAGAAGCACAATGCACTCATCCAAGCATGGGCTTCTCCTATGGCTTTGGACGTTGCTACTGTGTTCTGGGCTACGTGGAAGGGTATCGAAGATCGTCTTCCAGTCGGAGAAGATATCATCGAATCTGAAAAACCTCGTGATTCCCGTGACCTAAAGAACAAATATAGCGCGATAATAAGAGTAGAGGTCCAGCGTCACACACCTGAACTCCAACGGGTCGTAGAGGATTACCTCTATCGTGTGTGGCTTGCTGGAGCGGTTGAGCAATCCCGCGACCTCGGATGCACTGGATGGTTCCTTTCATCCCTGTCGAAGTCGTCAACTCCATCTGAGTCCGCCAGTGTATCCGAGGATCCCTTACTTCAGGAAGCTCCCAAAGTTCTCAATGTCAAGGCTGACAAGACTGGTTGGGTATCTCTTCCGAATCTACGAGCAAGAGCATATGCTAAGAAGCATGCAGCTGAGGCTGTCACGCAGATCAACGACGTCACTCGCAAGGAGATCGCACGTATTGTGAGTGATGGCGTGAAGTCTGGCTCATCTTACAATGACATAGCCAAGGCCATCAAGTCTAAATTCGAAGAGTTCGCAGTACCGTCTCCACAGAAGCACATACCTAATCGTGCTGTCCTCGTGGCTGTTACGGAGCTTGCTAACGCCTATTGTGAAGGCAACGCTCAGGTTGGTGACTACCTGCAGAGCAATGGCGTTAAAATGATGAAAGCCTGGCAGACCCTTGAGGATGATCGCGTGTCTGACGGTTGCAAGGAGAACGAGCAGGCTGGTTGGATACCTATCGACAAAGAGTTCCCCAGTGGTCATATGCATCCGCCACGTTTCCCTGGATGCAGATGTGACTTCATGCAAGAGATTCTAGATGAAGATCTCCTCGGCAAGCCAATCAGTGCCTTGTACGGTAAGCAGTATACTGATGGTGTCGTAAAAGACGTCATGAAGTCTCCAGAGAAGACCGTCTCATCACAGCTCCAGCAAGTCGAGCCAGACGAAAAGACTAAGACTGGCAAAGCTGCTGCCGAACGTGCCGATGAATCTAGCACTCCTAACTGGGAGGACTGGGATCTGAAAGGCATAAACAAAAAGATCGACGATTCTGTAAGAGAAGAATATCTTGATAAGGTAATGTATGCATTCGAAAGAGGAGACTTAGAGACGTTCATCTGTTATGGAGGAAAAAAGATCCCTGAAGCTGTTAGTTTAATCAGGGATAAAAATGCTTCTTTCTCTTCGATGAAAAAGACTCTGAACAAATCTCTTAGAATTTACACGGGGGGTTACTATGAGGATATGAATGAGTATCTTAGAGGAGGTCGCAAGAGGGACTTCTCTCCGTATGAAGATAGGGTAGAGGAGATCGTAAATCACGTTAATAATGCAGAGAAAGCTATCAGAACATACGGAGTGACGACTCAGCCTATAGTGGTGAACCGAGGATTCGATGGTCATTTCTGGGATTCCTGGAAAGAAGGAGAGACTAGACAACTTCCAGAGTTCCTCTCGACCTCTGTGAAGAGATCAGGCTTTGGGGGCAGGAACAAAGTACATATCTACGTCCCACCAAACAAAGGGTGTGGAATCTACGTAGATGGAGAGTCTCTGCATGATAACGAATGGGAATATCTCATAGCCCCTGACTCGAAGTTTAAAGTACATCATATTGAAGTGAACGAAGAAAAGGATACTTGTGAATACTGGCTGGAGCTAATCCCTTAAGGAGAAACAATGACCGATACATGGCACTACAAGGATTCACCTTCTACGGGAGTGAAGATCAAAAAGCCTAAGCCTACGAAGCAGCCGATTTGCCTGTTATGTAAGCACTTCGGAGGTATTTTGTCTGACGGTAAAGCGTATTGTAAGGCTTTCCCAGATGGCATTCCAGACAAGTTCTGGGACGCTAAAATCGACCATACAGCACCATATCCTGGTGATAACGGTATCACATTTGAGCCTTAACGCAGGTAATCCTCACTGTTCCAGATGGAACTCGTGAGGATTCCTTTCTAGAAAGAAGGATAATGCTTCAAGAATGCGTCGCATGGCTGTTCAAGACCCCTCTCCGTGCGACGTGTTCCATATAAGAGTGTGTGACTCGGTTGGAGGTGAACATGGATAACATCACATTCTTGGGATCGTTGCTTACTGAAGCGACCAACACCTCGGGTAAGTACCCTGTCAAGGTCATTCAGCCTGGATGGGGATCTTCAGGTTACTATTCTAATGATGTTCTAGCTGCTTCTGCCAGCCTTTTCGAAGGTGCACAGATGTTCTGGAACCATCCAAAATCCTCCGACAACTATGAACGTCCTGAGCGAGACCTTCGAGACCTCGCTGGAGTGCTTACGAACGTTCGTTACGAGGAATCCAATGCATCTGGTGCAGGTATCTACGGAGATGCTATCGTGTTCGACGCATTCCGTGAGACTCTTGACGAGATTGCACCATACATCGGAGTATCTATTCGCGCAGGTGGCAAGGTTCACGAAGGTGAAGCTGAAGGTCGTGGTGGTCTGCTGGTAGACGAGATCAACCTCGTCCAGTCTGTAGACTTCGTCACTCGTGCTGGAGCTGGTGGTAAGGTTCTTGCACAATTCGCTGAGGCAGCGCGTCCCATCGAGATTTTAGAAGAGAAAGAAAAGGAGAACAACATGGAGCTTGAGGAAGCAATCAAGACCATCGGCGAGCGAGACGAGACTATTAACGGTCTCAACGGTAAGCTCACCGAAGCTCAGAGTACCATTGAGACACTCTCCCAGGAGGTATCGCGTCTGTCTGAGGTGCACATGCTTGCTGAGTGCAGTGCTATCGTTGCAGCTGAGTTGAAAGAGAGCGATCTCCCTGAGGTTACCAAGGAGCGCATCCAGCAGGAGTCTGGTAAGTTCATGGCGACCAAGGTTGAGGAAGGCGAGAAGGGTACTGAGAAGAAGGTACTCGACCAGGAGAAGGTTAAGGAGTCCGTCCAGGAAGCTATCAAGGCTGAAGCTGAGTATATCAGCAAGCTGTCTGGTGGCATTAACATCTCTGGTATGGGTTCGAATGGTCACGAGGATGGCGGTAAGCTCGAAGAAGCCGTCGACATGACCGATGCCTTCAAGGCTATGGGTCTTAC